TTATCTACGAAGTTCCGCAGGGGTTCAGGGCGTACAATGATTCCTACTCCGAAAACATGAAGTTCACTATTCGCCTCCTGACGGGCGGAGTTTCAAGTACAGATAAAGACAATGAATGGGATAAGTATATTGTCAATTCTGATCTTAATGGTACTATAACACCCGGAGACAATAATGTATGGAATTGGAATGGAGTTGGATCGTGGACATCAACCACTTTAAACACGAATGCAACGAATAGAGTAATTAGAGGAAATTCATCTGTTTCTGCGTTTACTAGTGTAGCAACAGGATCAACAAGTGGTTTTCGCCCTGTATTACTAATAGAATTACCGTCTATAAAGTTTGAAGGGTCAGTAGATAAGACGTCAATTCACCATGAAGATGTAACACTAACAGGTGTTATTTCTGACCCTGAGAACGATAGTGTGCAGTATAGGATTCTTGTAAACGGTGTTCAGGAGTATCCTCTAACTGGTTTCACAAATTTAGCCCCCTCTCCGTTAGCAGTGAACTATACCATTTCTAACAATAAATTGCGTCTAGGAAGCAATCAGATAATGTTGGAAATGGTTAATAGTAAGGGAGAAGTTGGGGTATGGACTACTACGGTAACTTTAGATAGTCAAGCACCCGCCATTACAGCAAAGATGACAGGTATGCGTTTGGACGTTAGCATCGGCGACCCTGAGTCTGATAATGTAAGGTTCAGAGTTCTACTTAACGGGACGCAGGTACATCCTGATGACCAAACTAAAGAGTTCACTGACTTGTCGCCGCCGACTATCACATTCTTGAAACTGTTCCGTAGTAACGAGGTCACTATAGGCTCCAACAACACGGTTACGATAATCGCACAAGACCAGTATGGAAGAGAAAGCACGGCAACACTGTACTTCATTGGCGAATACGCAGGTCTCATGTTTGCCGATGAAGCAGGCGACTTTTATTCCGATGACTTGGGCAACGTCCTTCAATACCTTGATGTAGGAATCTTGGTGGCTGGGCAAATATCAGAGACGTATCCTGTTCGCCTCATCAACAAGACTGGATTCACCGTAACCAACATTCAACTATGGAAGGACAGGAAGAACCTTCCTCCGAGTGCGGAGGTCCAGATCAGCAAGACGGAAACACCTTTCGTTCCAGTTGATCTGCTTGAGTTCGACACTCCGCTACAGTACAACGACGAGGTTACGTTTTACGTTCGCGTTGTAACTCAGATCAACGGTCAGCCGGGGCAGGGCGACTTTGACGTGTTCGTCAAAGCCGACCCCACCTGACGGGTTGGTTCCAATACAATGGAACGGACGGTGGACATGAATGCTGACAAATAAGTTCACAGGCAAAGTCTCCGTTATTGGAGCCGATGAACATGATCTGCCGGGAAGTCTGATAATCAACTTCCCGTTTGATATAGATTCTTCTGTGGTTGTGCGGGCGGCGGAGGACATCGACCTTCTTTCTTCTGTCTTTATCACGTATTCTGATTACAGCGATCTCCCGTCGTTCGTACAACCTGCTATATCTTATGACCTTCCGTCGAGCGCGTTCGTCCGCCCGCACAACAGGATGTCCGGGTTTGTGGAGGTCGCGGAGCCTCCTACGATAACCGTTCGCCTGAGTCCCGTTGAGGACACTTACGCCCGCGACGACATGCCGAAACTTAACTACGGGCACGACCACGATATGTTCGTAGGCGCGAATTCTAACGGAATCAAGTACCGCGCGTTCCTTCGGTTTGTCATCGACAGTATCCCGGAAGGGAAGAAGATTAAGAGGGCCACGCTCGTCCTCAGCAGGCTTAACACAAGGCAGTCCAACCTCATCGGCGTCTACGACATTCATCAGGGACAGGAGTGGACGGAGTATGGTCTTACGTGGGATAACCAACCGACTCAAGGCACCCTGATAAAGACGTATGACAGCGGAGTGCGTCCCGGAACGAGCGAGATAGACCTTACCTCTTACGTGTCAGAGTGGTACGAGGGCGGGCGGTCGCACAATGGATTCATGCTCCGGGCGCTCGATGAACTAGAAAGTCTAGGGAAATACAAGCAGTACGGTACAAGAGAGGGTGACCACCCTCCTTACCTTGAGATAGAGTATTACGACCCTACTGTCTACAGCTACAAGAAGAACGATCTTCCGAGTAGCGTGTTTATCTACGCTGTAGGGGAGGACGATCTTCCGGGTTCCGTAGTCGTCAACGGCTATGTGGATGACGACGACCTTGAAGGACACGTTATTGTAAGAGACCCAATGACCCCTGTTGACGATGATCTTCCGGCATCCGTTGTCATCGTCAAGAGCGAGTTGCCTTCTACGGTGTTTGTCGTTAGCGTAGGAGAGGACGACATTGACGGCCTTGTGAAAGTCCGTCATACCTACAACAACGACATGGATGCCGTCGTGCGTGTCAACAGGCCGGAGATTGAAGGTTGCATCTTCGTCCGGTATTACAGCGACCTTGATGGAACAATGGTTGTCCGCGGGGCCGTGGACAGCGAAATCTACGGCCATGTTGTCGTCAACAGACCCGAGATCGAAGGTTCGGTTGAGGTTCGTTATTATGACGACCTGCCCGGTTCTGTGGTTCCGAGACTGGAAGTTGATGAAGAACTGCCTTCTAGCGTCGTAATCAATGCTACCGAACGTGAAGGAACCATTTACGTCAGGTTCTACGACGACATCGATGGTAGTGTTGTGGCGCGGGCCTTGGAATACGGTGAAATCCCGTCCACCGTCTTCATCAGGTCGGAGTTCATCAAGTCCGTGGTTCACATTAGAAGGACGAACGATGAGGACATTGACTCCAGCTTTATTATCCGGGCACACGATTTCCATGAGCTTGACGGTACGGTTATTCCTCGGATACCGGAAGACGACGACCTGCCATCCACCATCAAGATCAGGGTCGGCGGGGAGTATGACACTCCGGGCACGGTTATCCCGAGGGTGGTCGGAGCGTATGACATCCCTACTGAGTTGGGAATCGAGATCGCACACGTCCTGCCGTCATCGGTTTATGTCCGAATCCCGGAATACGATGACGAAATCTTCGTCTTCATAATGTAGAGAAATAGCCTACCCATTCACAGGGTAGGCTATCTTTGTTTCTTATAGACTTATACTGATTTAGTAGCGAGAGGATGGAATTTAACGTAGCTCGCTTGTTTGCTTTTCTTTGTAATACGTGCATATATCTTCGTGGTTGAAATATCCTCATGACCGAGCAGTTCTTGTACCTGAGCCATGTCGCAACCGTTGTCGATCAGGTGGGTAGCGAAGCTGTGACGGAAGACGTGAGGACTTACTTTGTTAGGGTCAATTCCGGCCTTGGCCGCCACGCGCTTGACGATCTTGCCGATGGCCTCTCTCGTGATGTGGCGGGCGGGGTCGCCCCGGTGAGGGAACAGGTAACCCGACGTAATCCCGTATTCTTCCATGTACCGCCTAATGAGTTCTACACATCCCTCGTGAATCGGGTTGCTCCGTTCTTTGGAACCCTTACCGAACAAGGAGACGAAGGCTTCGTCGAAGTCGATGTCCTCCACTCTCAGTTGTGCGATTTCGCTAACACGTCCGCCCGAGCCGTACAGGAGTTCGATGACGAGCCGGTCACGAGTTGACGACTCTGCGGCGGCGACCAATATATCCTGAATCTCCTGCTCGTGGATGTACTTGGGAAGGGATTTTTCTTTCTTTGTTGTTCTGATTTCCTCGGCAGGCGATTCCTGAAAGACTTTCTCCACTTCTTTCATGTATTTGAAGAAAGCCTTGAGAGCGCATACGGCGCGATTGATGGAGCTACGCTTGCGCCCCGTTTTGGTCAGGTGGGCGACGAAATCACGAATATCGGAAGGTGTGATGTCGGTCAAGTCTTCTCCCTTGAAGTTCACGAAGTTCTTGAGGTCGGATACATAACCGCTGATCGTCGCGGGAGAAGCATTCTTATCAGTGAGTAGATACGTTTCAAACCTCTTTATGTAATCCATTTTTATTCCTCCTGTCTTGTTCTCGTAACCCAATTATATCATGTATTATGAGAACAGTCAAGAGGAATTTATAAAGGATTAAGCAGGTAGGTGAGTAGGCGTGGAACCGACCATCATGACAGCACTAATCAGCGCAGGCGTAGCCGTTGTAACAGCGTTCATCACGTACATGACTGCTCGCCACAACGCTCGGAAGGACATCTTCATTACTGATCGCCAACAACTCTCGAAGGAGCAACAAGATTTCCGTAAGGAAATGCGGGAGGAACTGAACTACTGGCGGGCCAAATACGACAAGCTGGAAGAACAAATGAATAGTCTCGCCACGACCAACGTCCGACTACAAGCAGAGGTCGAGTTGTGGAAAGAGAAGTACGAAGTTCTCGCTAAGGAGAACGAAAAGCTCGTACAGCGTGTCAATGAATTGGAAGGCGAGTTGAGAAGGCGGCGCAGAGACGAGCAATAAAAAGGAGGGGTGCCGAATGAAGAAGAAATTCAAGAGCTTCCTTAATGACGAGGATGGATTCTCGGCGAAGGACTTCCTGATGGTGTCATTCGGCACCGTCTTTCTTCTTATGGTTGTAACCGCCTTCGTCGTTTCCCTTGTAGGTGTCCTACCGTCCACTACGCTGTCTGTCATTGGTTCGCTAGACGGAGTGATTATCACAATCGTCGGCGGGGTGTTCGGTCTGCAAGGCATCAAGGAGTTTCGCTCCAATTCACAGTCCAAGTTACAATCGGATGATTCTTCCTATAATGAGGATGAGCCGAGGCTACCTTGAAAGGAGGACATCAAGTGAACCCGTTTGAAGGATACAGGGTGACCTCACCTTACGGTTGGCGGATTCACCCGGTCTATAAGGAAAGACGGTTCCATACGGGTATCGACTTGGTTAAGTCACACAAGGCTCCTATTCTAGCCTTCACGGATGGCTCGGTCATTTTTGCAGGGTTTGCAAAAGATGGCACGGGACTGGGGGGAATGGGTAACGTTGTGTGCGTGGTCGATAGATACGGCCACAACCATGTTTATGCCCACTTGGACAGCGTGTCGGTCAAGGTTGGGGATAAGGTCAAGAAGGGTCAGGAAGTAGGGAAGCAGGGCAATACCGGCGTAAGCACCGGTTCCCATCTCCACTACGAGGTACGAAAGAAGTCGTCCCCGTCTTACGGCTACAACTCCAATCGCGAAGCACAATGCTTCGAGCCGACCCAATACCTGATCGACTTCTACTCGAAGGAAGAAAAGGAAAAGGTGGAAAGCGAGGACGATGCTCAGATGAAACTTGCTGACTGGGAAAAGAGTCTGCTGATCGACGCCGTGAAGAAGTTCAGCAAGACCAACGGGGTTGACGGCAAGCCTGTCATCAACAGCCCGGACACTTGGATTAAGAAGATCAACGACGGCACGATTACGGCAGGAGAAGTTGCAATCCTGAACATGGCAATCCTGTCAAGGACGGTGAAGTAACATGGTAGAGTTTGTTACTGCTTGGCTACTGGTTGCCCTTCTGACGGAGGGTATTACGGAAATCATCAAAGCCCTGTTCTCGGAAAAGATCAAGGACAAGGCAACGTTCGCAACGTCGATTGTGGTCGGTGTAGTGCTTGCGTTTGCGTTCGGCCTGAATCCGTTCGGTCTGACCGGGGCGGCGGCGTATGTATCGACGGTTGCCGCAGGTCTGCTGGCATCCCGTGGAGCCAACTACCTGCACGACTTCCTCAAGCGTGTTGGTGTACTGAAACCCCTAGATTAACGAAAACGGCTACCCTAAAGGGTAGCCTTTATTTTTATGTCTTGCCTTCCAGTTTCAGCAGTTCGTTCAACATGGTCGCCATTTCCGGGTCAGCCTGCGCCAACAGGGAGTAGACTTGGATATCTTCGATTTCCTTGCGGCGCTTTTCCATTTGACGTTTGAGTTCGTCGATCTTCTTCTGCTTTTCTACGCGCTCTTGGTGGGCGGCAAGATCGACTCGCTGGACGATGAATTTCGTGGCCTGAGCCGATGAGTCCTTGAACCCGATGACCTTACCGACAGAGTAGCCGCCGGAGGTATCGCACACAACGTAGTCGCCGACCTCAAGGTCTTCAATCGGGTTCTTGAAGTAGTAGTTTTTGTAACCGGACGGGAACTCAATGACTGCGATTGATTTGCTCATGGTTACTGCCCTCCTTGATATTGTAGGTGATTATGGGATACTTTACACCTTACCGAACGCCCTTCTGTATCGGGTTCCGTTTCGGTATCGGTATTGCTTTTTTCCTCATTTCTTCATTCTATACAACCTTTGGGCTTGTCCTTTCGCTCTAACCAATGGTTGCAGGTAATTTTTACATTCTTCCCGTGGAACTGAATCCACCGGTGCCGCGATCAGTTTCGGACAGTTCTTCTGCTTCGATGAAGTGAGCCTGTTCGATACGTTTGAGGATTCCCTGAGCTACGCGCTCGCCCTTCTTGAACGTAACGTCCTGCTTGCCGAGGTTGGTCAGGAGAATCTTGACCTCGCCGCGATAGTCACTGTCGATGGTGCCGTTGTAGGCGAAGACCTTGATGTCTTTGAACACGTTGCCCGAGCGACTTCGGATTTCCATTTCGTACCCAACCGGAATCTCGAACGCAAGACCGGTGCCGACGACTGCGTGATTGTCGTTGGAAAGCTCGAACTCAAGGTCGGATAACGACGGTTCGTCATACCGATCTTCGTAAGAGAGCGGGCGGGACTTGATGACGATTTTGTTGGACGGGATGGTAACATCCTCCGTGATATGGAGGTCGAAGCCAGCGGCCCCAATGGTTTTATATTCCGGGATGATGGCGTCTTCATGGAGCTTCTT